TTGCCAACGTCTGCACCGCCTGTCTGTCTGCCGCAGTGCTGTCAGCACAGGTCTTGGCGGTCTTTGCGTAGCCTGCTGTTATGTTCTTGTCGGCTGTGGTCTGCTGTGCTGACACTGACGCCTGGGCTGCGGATATTTTAGCGTTATTCTGCGCTGTGACCGCCTGCTGACGTGCGGTTTCTGCACCCTTCATGGCGGTGTCTGCCTGTGTTGCGGACGTTTCAGCCGCTGTCTTTGCGGTTTCAGCACGGCTTGCCACCTGCGTTGCCGTGTCGGCTGATTTCTCTGCGGCTGTGGCAGATTTAGCGGCGTTATTTGCCATTGTTGTCGCTGTTTCTGCAGCAGTGACGGCGGTCTGCATATCTGCGTGTACCTGCCTGCCTATGGCGTCTATGCGGTCTAGTGCGTCGGCTGCCACACTTGGTGACGGGATAGCTGTATCGCCGATAGCCGCACCTATTCTCAGACGGAATATGCGTGATTTTTTAACTAATATATACTCATTGCCTGCTAATTTTTTCGCCGCTATCTGACAGCTGACTGTCTGCGCTGAACGCAGTATATCAGCCGTAGGTGTCCACTGTCCGCCTGTGATATCGACCTCATAGGCAGTGCCGTCACCGTAGTCGATAGTCAGCACATAGCGGTCTGCGCCGTCTACTGTCAGCCCTTCGACCGACACGGGTCTAGCGTTCGTTTCGCCGACGTAGCCCAGCAGGGCTGTGTTCAGTGTTACGTCATAATCTGCATTTAATGTTATCGTCATTTAATCACCCCTCTTTACTCTATTGCAATATAATCAACATAGTATGTTCCTGTTGGAACGGTTTCCAATGTTGGCCCGTTATTAGCTCCCATGCAGACACTCATATAGTATGACGTTCCTGACCCATAAACGTGGGTGCAGTAGTTCTGATATGGTGTTGGTGTGTCTGTCTGCCGTAGCGTTGCTATTACCTGTTTAGGCGCAAAGGTCAGTCCAAGCGGTATCTGCATCAATGGATTCGCTTTCGTCATCTTGTATTCCACAGTGCCATAGTGTATCTTGCCGGCTCGGCTCAGTATCTCATCGATTTCCTCGCCTGCGTGTTGCATAGGATAGTCGTTGATATCTTGCGCCAATGTCAAATTTTCATCAGCCATTATCTCGCCCCCCTTAAAGCTGTTCTTCTACCGACAGACCTACCGCAGAAATATCAGCACTCAGTCCGCCGTCAAAAGTAAATTCTAAATTTGTTATTGGTATGTCATAGCTGTCTGCACCGTTGGTGTAGGTCACCACGTCACCTATGTCGAAACGTGGGTCACCAAGTCTGTGGTATAGCTCAGTGGTGTACCACGAAAATCCACCTATCCTGCGCCACAGAGATTGTAGCAAAGACTCTGTCATGTATGGATTTTCAAACTCTAAAACTCTACCCTGCGTTGTATCTGTCACACCAAGCGACAGCGTTACATCATCACTCACTTTGCAGATAATGCCCACGATAGCGTTCTGCCTTTCAGACAGTGTTGGCAGGTCTATTGTGTTGTTATCAAGCGTTTTCACGCTCGAGCCGTACCATTTTCGGACGTACCGCCCGAAGCGGTCAACATACCCGAACTGCCCCTGAGCTGAGGCAAGGTAAGACAGCATTTGCCGCATGGTCACGTCCTTTGGCACTGAGCTGACCTTGAAATAGAAATACTTTGAGTACAGCACCTTGCCGTTCTTATCTATCAACCTTCTGCCGTTCTTGTCACGCAGTAGTCGCACCTCTGTGTAGTCATTGCCGTTCTGCAATCCTAATTGTCTGCAAATGTCGTCTTCGACGGCTTTATTCCAGTTTGGCATAGGGATATGCGGTACATATGGCTTGTCCGAGAAGTACAGCCTGTCCGCCATTGTCAGCTGGACACTGCCGCCCGACTTTTTCGACTTAACGCAGGTGAAACGTCCCATTGGTATTTTTTCGTCGTCAAGCACTTCTCCAAGCTTGCTTATCTGCTCAACTGTCAGCTTTGAAAGCTCAGCGTAGGTGTAGGCTTCTAGGGTGGAGTAGGTGGTCACGCCTGTGAGGTCCGCAAGGTACAAGGAAAGGTCATACTCGTTGCCGAGGAAACGTGCTTCAGCATCGTTTATCTGTAATGCCCAAGACTGTGAGCACACTGCACCAAGCTCTATGTCGTCACTGAGGCTCGTTGACTGCACGTCACTGGTAGCGGACATTATGTTGTCCCCCATTATTACGCTCTCGTCGTTTTCAAGCCACATACGCCATGTGCGGCAGTAGCTTTCGATGCGTGAGGAGACGGTTGTACTTGTTGTATACATATATCCGCCTCCTACTGCATGATAAGGTCAACAGCAACGCCTTTGCAAAACTGCCGCTTTTCGTCCCAGCCGAAAACTTCATAAGTTGGGTCGCCTGCATAAACGTCAAAAGTGCTTTCCTGAAATGTCTCATCAAGGAGCGTGATACTGAAAAACGGACTGTCAACGTTGGAGATATACTCATTGAGCTTTGCCGTCTCCTCACCTGTGAGATGATACCATTTCAACGTGACAGTTTTCTTTATGGCTCTTATATCGCCCACCATTTTGCAGTTAGCCGTTCGCCCTGCATTGTTCGACCATATCTTGTTGTTTGTAAAGCTCACTTCCGCAGGTGTGGCGACCCTTTCGCTGCCGAATATAAGTCCTCTGCTTTTCATTTTCTGCACCTCCTATGCCCTTATTGGCGACCTGCCGTTGCGTTTGATATAGTCATTGATATCATCAATAACTATCTGTGTGATAGTCCTGCCGTTGAGCGTAAGCGGTATGGTAACGCTTATCTTCTGGTTGCCCCCTGCTCCGCCGTATGACACAAGAGCCTGCAAAACAGCCTGTGTGATAGTATCAAGCGGTGCCTCAATATTCGTACCACGCTTCTGATCGCCCAGAACTGCAAGAAACTCAGAGTTCGGCGGTATTACTGCACCTTGGGCAAGTTTGGGTATTTCGGGGATATCAATTTGGCTTAGGTCAAAGCCAAATGTCTGACCGCCAAGATCACCGGGAAGCCAATCAGGCGTCGTGAAGCTCAGCTCGTTTATGCCGTCGATTATCCAATTCAAAGCGTCCTCAACTGCACCTGTCAGACCATTTATAAGCCCGATTATCAAATTAATAGGTGTTTTTGCTATGTCAACAAGTGCGTCCCACACGCCTTTGAAGATCTTCTTTACACCCTGCCAAGCTTTTTTCCAATCACCGGTGAACACTCCCGCTATGAACAACACAACGCCTTTAAGTGCTGAAATGATGTTCTTCACGGCGTCAATTATATTGCTTATGACATTACCCACTGTTTTTATTATCTTGCCAAGCACACTGCTGACTATCGGTCCGAGTATGCTCACAAGCCAATTCACAACAGGTGCTATGGCTTTGTTGTAAATGCTCAGAACGCTCGTGATAAGTGTTCCAACAAAGTCGAGAAACTCATCAAGCAGAGGTTTCAAGTGCTCCGTCCAAACGCTGTCAGCAACGTCCATGAGCTTGTCAAACACAGGTTTCAAGACCGTTTCCCACAGGTTGAGAAATATGTTCTTTGTGGTGGTTATACCCTCGTTTATGCCGTCAAATATAGGCTGTCCCCATTCGTTCCAAAAGTCTGAAATACTCTGCCAAGTATCGCACCACAGTGTTTTCAAGGCGTTCAACACAGGCTGTGCAATGCCGTTCCACAAGGTATCGAAGATCTCTTTTATGTTGTCAAACAGTACGCCTAGCGTGTTCCATGTCTGTGTGCCAAAATCCGCCATTAGGGGTAATCCTACAGTGAGAAAGTTTTGCAGTATAGGAAACACTGCCACATTCCAGATATCAGAAAACACCTTGTTGAAGCTGTCAAAAAGTCCTATGCCTATCTTGCCAAGCGTGCTGAAAGCGGTCTGCATAAGCGGTGTAAAATCGTTTATAAAATAAGCTTTGAGCGGCTCGGAAAGCGACTTTATATCGCTGAAAACTCCGCCGAGTATCTGAGCAAGTTCAATGCTCTCTCTTTCAAGTCCGCCCCATATATCAGCGAAAATAGGCTTAAAATTCTTATCAAGATAGTCTGCAAACTTTTCAAACTGAGTTCTTACTGATTTGAAAAAGTCAGACAGCTTTTTATCTGCCTTACCCGTATCCACCTCAACGCTAGTCCCGGAAGGCTGCATTATATCCCCAGCTCCGCTGACCCCAGTGCTGTCTGACTTGCTCTCATCATTCAGCTTGTTCATCTGGTCAAAGCTTGCAAGAGAGCCTTCCTGTGCCTCTTGAGTCTGTTGTGCATTGTCGGCTATATCGCTGTAATTATCCGCTACCTGAGAGGTGCTTTTCACTATGCTTTGAGCCTCGTCTGCACTGTTGCTTAGTTCAAAACCGAACGCCTCTGAAAGTGACCTCGCTGCCCCCTGTGCCAAAGCTATGAGCTGTGAAAGCAGACTGTTTATCGCCTTGACAGCAGGCAGAAGAACGTTCATCAGCACAGTGCCGATAGTTGCTCCGAACTCTTTCCATTGTTCAGAAAGTATTCTTGTCTGGTTCGCCCAGCTGTCAGAAGTCTTTGCAAAGTCCCCCTGAGCAAGAGCCGTCTGTGACATAACGTAGTTGTATCTCAGCTGGACTTTTTCAGCCTGCGACATATCGGCAGTTGACTTCGTGATACCCTTTGAAAGTGCATACGCCTGCAAATTGGCGTCCGTCATAACAATACCGAACTGTTTGAGGGTCTCAGTTTCGCCTGTAAAAATTGATTTCAGCGCCGTGCTTGCTACGTCCTGACCGACATTATAAAATGACGCCATATCCGCCGACAGCCCTGTAAGAGCCATAGCCATATCGCTTGCACTGTCATTGGCAAGCCCCATTCCTGCCGCCATTGCCATGAAGTTTGAGCCTGTCTGCTTTGCGGTGAGCTTTGAAATGCCGTAGGTCTTTACAGCCGTGTCAGCGAAGTCCTCCATTTTCTGCTTTGATTCACCGAAAGCCGTGTCAACAACGTTCTGAACTTCCGCAAGGTCTGAGGCTGTTTCTATGGATTGCCTGCCGAAGTCCACAAGCTTCTTGACGGAGAATGCAGCTGTCAGAGCCATTGCAAGGCTTTTAAGTTTTGGCTTGATATCCCCCACCATATCGGAAAGGCTTTTCAAGCCCTTTTCAAAGCCCTCACTGTTTATGTTGGTGTCAAAATTCAAGCACCCGTCAGCCATTGTCATTCACCTCCCGTCAGTTGTTTCAGAAACTCTTTGTCCTCGTTTTCAGCCCTCTGCTCTTCTGCTGAGAGCTTTCGTTTAAGGTCTATCATATTGCGGTGGTTTCTGTAAAACTCCTGCTCGTATTTTTCAAGCTTTTTGCCCTTGTTAAGCTTTTGCCGTATGCCTATAACAGACGAAAAAAGCCCCTCGCCTATCTCGTTGAAATAGCCGAGAAAAGTCCACCAATGAAGATATTTTACCGTCCTCGTTTCAAAGCCTGCCGCCTTGTTCACCGCAGGAAAAATAATACTCTCATCCTGCTCCCAATCAATAGTCTTTGCAGGCTGAACGCTCTCCTGCGGAACATCTCCACCACCAACAAACCAATAAGCCTTGTTGACAGCCTCCTGCAAATGCTCTCGTGGGATATCCTCAGCGTAAAGGCATTTAAGACACACATAGCACTTTTCACGCTCGTCAAGTTCGGGGTCTGCAAAGGCTGAATAGATCCGCAGGATTACCCGAAAATCCGAGTGTATGGCATACTCTCTGCCGTCTATTTCAAGGGCTGTTGGCAAAGAGCCTATCATTTCAGCAGCTCCCTGAGCAGAGCCTTTTTGTCCTCGTCAGAAAGCTCCGCCACATTGACCGCAGGCTGAGCAATATGTTGATGAGCGATAACAGGTGCGGTGTACTTCTCCACCCTTTCTTCGAGCTTTATCTGAGCCGCAGTCTGTGCTGACTTTATCTCCTGCACCACCACAACAAGAAGCGCTTCAAGGAAGTTCACAAGCACAGGCTTGCCGTTTGAAGCCACAGAGAACACGTTCACGCTTCCAAGCGCCGCCGTACACACATCGGTTCCAAATATGTCATTGACCATTTCTCTTGCACGCTGGTCATACTCTTTGAGAAGCTGAGTTCTGTCCTCGTTCTTCTCACGTTCTGACACTTCTTCTGCGATATTGTCAGCCTTGCTCATAGCGTCCTGTATCCTAGTGATGATACCAACGTCTGACACGTTTATCCTTATCACTCTGTTCTCGTCACCGTTTATAGCGTACTCTTTGTAATTGCCACTGTTAAAATCTATTGACTGCATTGACATTTCTATCGTCCTTTCTGTATTATGTCAAACAAAAAGCACTCCGCTCTGAACGAAGTGCTTTCATATGTTTGTCATATAGTTTATTCTTCCGTAGTCTTTGCAAACGTTGGCACGCCTGCCGCAAAGGTGACAGAGCCTTTCACTCTGTTTCCTGCAAAGGTGCAGTTGAACGGGATATTTACGCCACCCTGCGGTCCGCCATATGACTGCGGCTTGACGATGATATCTTCCATCCATGCGTCATACGCACCTGTGGTCTTGTCAACGATGACTTCAAGCACGCTTGTCTTGCAGGCGTCACCCGTAAGACGATTCATCATGATATCCTTGAGCTTTTCGTAAAGTGCGTCACCGGGCTTTGCATAGAATGTGTCAAGGTCAAACTCAGGCTCATAGCCGTTGTCCTCAACTGTGGTCTCATCAAGGATATTCTTCTTTGTGGAAGTGTCAGGGTTGAGTGCCACACTTGCATCCTCAACGTCCTTACCGAGAAGATACCAGCTTGGTGATGAGGCGACCGCTGCGAATGTAGTGTCAAGATAATGCAGAAGATGACTTCTGTTGAGCTTTCCGCTCTTGTATGAATAATCAGGCATATGTTTTCCTCCTTTTATATCTGATACTGTGCCGCTATCTGCAATTGATACTGCACAGTATCGTTTGTGTTTTCGTTTGGTATTGCGTATATCATTCCGTTTGCACAGGTGAGCTTTTCAAGAACGCCTGTCCTTTCCTCGTCCTCTGTTATGGTAATGAACGTGGTATCTCTATGCTTGTCTGCATAGCTTTCAAGCCACATCTGCAATTCAAGCAGTACGCCGCTGTTTGACATTCTGTCAAAGTCGTTCATAGACTGATACACAGCATAGAGAATGAAGTTATGCTGTCTTGTCTGACCGCCCAGAATATCAGAGCTTATAAGGCTGTCGCCTGTTGAGGACAAGCCATAATTGGTTGGCGTATCGTCGGTAAAGTCGATATGGATATCGTTGCAAACCTCCGATATTTTTGGAAACTGCTGCAAGATATCTTTCACAAGCTCGATTATGTTCATTTCGCTTTGCCTCCCATTATCGCCGCCGCTCCTCTGAGTATCTGCTGTTTCTTGTCGGCTTTCATTCGCTCAAACCAAAGCTTACCGGCAAGTGGCTCTTTAAAAGTGCTGTAAACAAGGTCTTTGTCCGTCAGCACTTTCTTTTCACCCTGTCGGGCGTAAGACGAGCCTGTAACAGAGGATACCATAAGCTTGCCGTAATACTGATAGCGTGCGTAAGGTGCAAGATACTGTATCTTGCCGCTGCCTATTTTTGTGCCTCTCGTGGCAGACTTTCTCAGATTAGTGCTGAGGGTAGGTGTATACTTCACCATATGCCTTATGCACTCGGCGTCAATGAACTTCTGAGCCTTGTCAAAGCGTTCTGAATACTTGCCTGCAAAGGACTTATCCCAAGTTATAGCCCTGCTGTCCATAGGCTGACCTATCTTCATTTCACGCTCACCTCCATATGTGGCAGACCACCGAACATATAATCATCAATGCTCATTACCGTAACAAAGTCATACTCCGCACGGAAGATTTTCATGCTCTCAGATATGCTCTGCGGCGTTTGATTATCAAACTCAAACTCGCATTTTCCTCTCACAAGCATATCCTTTGCAGGGTTTTTCGGTGCATTATCATCATAGAAATACACCCTTGTGCTGTCTGAGGTCTGCATACCGCTTTTCACGATACTTCCCGACTTATTCTCACACCAGTAAACTTTCTCTGCATACTTCCGCACAAATCCCTCTGTCTGCTTGTCAAAAAGATACACCGTGCAATCGCTGTTTGCAAGCATTTATCTCACCCCTCTGTAAAGCAGCCCTGTTCCGCTGAGCCATTTGTACACGATATCGTGAACGGCTCTGTCAGCGTTCTGCCTGCGGATATCTGAGCTTTCATATGACTTTGACCAACCCCCAACGCTTTCGGAAGATACCCCCTGAGTGCCGCCCTCCTGCTCTGCCTTGAAGATATTCTCCGCAAGCTCGCAGCAGCACATTTTCACTTCTTCGGGGATATCGTTCTCGTCAACGTTGTCAAAGGTATATTGCTTCATAAGGCTTGTGGCTTGCATTGCATAGAAGTCAAAAGCGGCAGATATGTCAGGCTCTCTGCCGCAAAGATAAACGCCTATATAATAGCTCTCGTTTGCATATGCTTTCATACTGCCGCACCTCTTTACTTCTTGAATCTTGCAAGCACTACCTTTGACTGGTCTGAAATAGCCACAGTGTAATGCTTGTCAGCAGATATATCTGTGCAGCGCTTTGTGCTTCTTCTCTCTGTTTCAACGTTGGTGTCACGCTTGAGGTAGATAGTCAGAGCTGATGTTTCGTCCTCTGTTTCAGTATCAGCGTTGAGCTTGATGATAGGGCATATGTAGAAAGTGCCAGCCTTGACAGCGGCGTTCTTTACAACATAGTCACCCACCTTTGGAGCGTAACCCTCTGCACAAGGTGTTACTGAGCCGAGCTTTATCTGTGAAGCAGTTGGTGAAGCTGTGCTGTCCGCAACAACTTCCTTTGCACCCTCTGCATCGCTGTCAACTCTTACATACTGTTCTGGGATAGCCTCGTTAAGTGAAACCTTCTTTGACGGAACGATACGGCAGTTCGCTATTTTGCCTATCTCGCCTGTCATGATCACATTGCCGTCATACTTATCTGCTGAAATGAAGTTCGGGTCCTTTCTAAGCTGTGAGTTCTGATGAGGATTAATAAACATAGCCTTTTCGGTGTTCAGCTCCTCATTGAACTTGTCAACAGCGTCAACAATGCCGCTGTAAGAGATAGCAGAAGCCGAGCCGTCATAGATGAGCTGAGCTTTCATAAGTGCGTCCATGCTGTCTGCGTCCACCTTAGAAGCGATAGACATTGCAAGCTGTGAAGTCGCCTGACCCGCAGGATTGCCATAGCCGCTGAGAAGAGCCTCGTCGGTTATCTCCACCGCTTTCATGGCTTTCTTTACCTTAGCCTGAGTGGAGTCTGTTTCCAGCTTGACAGTTTCAGCTTCAACACCCTCTGCAACATCAACTGCGTCGCCGATATACTTGTACTGTGGCACTGTGATAGTGTCGCCAGGCACGCCAACGAGCGTTCTGTCTATCTTCGCAAAGGGAGATACAGTTATCTTAGACTCTATCTTTGCGTCGATCATATCACTCATTACCTCAGGGTCGATAAGGTCGGTGATCTTTGTCTGCTCTGCGAAATACTGCATAGAAATTCTAATGCCATTTGTCATTTTCATAATATCCTATCCTTTCAACTGTTCGTATTTTTCGGGGTCTGTTCGTTTAAGTTCCAGCCTCTGCATATACCCCATTTTTGCAAAGGTTTCCTTGCTCACTTCACCTGCGGCAGGCGTCCCTGTGGGAGCAACCGGGTTCTTGATAGGCTCGGAACTTTCAAAAAGATAATCGTTATCTTTCTTCACGTTCTCGATAGCCGTCTTGATATCCTCAGTCTGATTTTTGGAAGCTTTGAGAGTTTCCACATCAAGCAAAGCTTTAAGAGCCTTGACGTTTCTTGCCTTGCTTGCCGAGATAGCGTTATCAAGGGTAGCGTCAAACTCCATATCAGATATCTTCGCCTGATACTCGGTATCTTTCTTAGCAAGGTCAGCGGTGAGCTGTGCGACTTTGCCGTTAAGCTCCTTGACGTCCACGCCCTCAAATTCTTTGAGAGAGTTCTGTGCGGTATCAAGGCTGTCCTTATAGTTATCACGCTCCACCTCAAGGCGGCTTTTCACCTTTTCAAACTCAGCCACAGTCTTATAATTCTCTGCCACCTGTTTTGTGATGTCCTGTTTCTTGTCCTCAGGGATAACGATACCCAGAGCGGCAAGGATCTCAAAAATGTTTTTCATATGTTTGTCCTTTCTACATAGCTTATATACCGCTCTGTCTGCGGTGTGAAAGTCTGACAGTTTAACGTCATACCAAGGACGAAATGGTATGAAAAAAGCACCCGTTAAGGTGCTTAGTTCCGATGTTTGGGTATAAAAATACCGCCCGACCTTAGCCAAGCGGTAAAAAAATATCATTTGAAATACTCTGTAAGTTCAACTTCTGAATCAATATACACAGCGTCAATATAATAACTGTTGTGTACGATTATCTTCTTTCCGTTTAATTCATATATCTGCGTTTGTGAGCCGTCAACATCTGTCAGCATATCGGACCGTTCAATGCCTGGAATATGCTTTTCCAATGCCGCACATTGCTTTTCAAAAATTTCTTTGTCCGCAGCCGTGCAAATATTGTATTCATATTTCTTCATTGTGATCCTCCAATCCATACCTTTTATCTACTGATCTTCGTGTTTTTACAGCGGTCTTCAAAGTGTCTGCTATAGCTTCTTCTCTGCTCATGTTTTTTCGTACCATTTTATTTGATACCAAGTCTTCAAAAGAAATGATAGGTTCGGTCTGGTCAAGGGTTTTACGAGCTTTTTGATCTTCCATTAACTCTCTTGCCTGAAAGCGATATTTGTTACGCAGTTCACAAGCTTGTCTTGCCTGTTCTTCAATAGACTTGCTTTTGTCGATAAGCTGAGGAATATTTTTATTATGGTGTCTGTACCACTTTCGCACGTCTATATCAGACATCTTACCTTTCATATCAATTATATCACTATAATCTTTTTGCGTCAAGTCTATCTTGGTTTTTCCCACCCCGATATTCCCCAGTCCGTCGGCGTTTACACGCTCTCTCTGCTGAGGCAGGCCCATTGCTTTTGAAAACCTTGTATACTCCTGGGAAGTGCCACGATATCGGCAGCGTGCGTTGATGATATCTTCCTCATCAGCACCTGCCTCTTCAAGAAGATGTATCTTCTGTCGCTGTGCTCTCATTGCAGTTTCAAGCTTTCTTTGCCGCTGTAAAGCTTCATACTTTGTGTACTCTTTATCGCCGTACTTAACAGGCTTGTTCTCCTCTGCATTCATCTGTGTAAGCTCCTCATCTGTGTAGGAACGCTCAGATATGCCGGGGATAAAGGGGTAATAATCGTGATAGCAATTCGCTCCGCACAGACCTGTCACAGTACCAAGACCGCAGATAGTTTCAAGCTCTTTTTTGCTGTAGACCTTGCCCTGCCATTCTTGGTGAGAGGGTCTTGCTCCGCTGTGCCAAGTGACTTCAAAATAGTCCGTGCCAAGCTCTTTGGCGTTGTCCTCATTCATTTTTGCGGTTAGCTGTGAAAGCCCTGTCATCACCGAACGCCTTGCGGCTACGTCTGCCCTGTTGCTCCAGCCTGTGGCATAGTCCACAGTACGCAGACCTGAGTTCGTCATATCCGAAATGACTTTCTTTATGACCGTGTTATAATCGAACGCTCCGCTTGCTATGCCCATTATGGCGTTGTCAAGGCTCTGCTGATAGAAGTCAGCCGCCTGCGTGAATTTAAGTTTGCCGTCAGGCTGTTTTACTGCAAATCCAAGTGACTGAGATATGTTTTTAAGCTCCCCCGAAGTCTGCTCCGATACAGCCGACAGCAGCCTTTGCAGACCCTCATTTTCTTCAAGGGGTATCCGTGCCTTGCCTTTGGTCTTGTATATGCTATCGTCCCATTCATAGCCTTTTTGCAGGATATCATTGTACAGCTCTTTTATCTCAGCTTTGGAGAGTTCAAGGTTATCGGCTATGGCTTTCTTTATCTCACGCTTGCTCATTCCAAGCTCGTGAAGTTTGTATATCTGCCAATCTGCCGAACGTGTTATCTCGCCGTTTATCTTTATCCTGCGGACAATATCCTCCATTATCTGCATTTCAAGGTCACGCAGGGGCTTGTCAAGAACCATTGAAACTCGCTCTATCTCGCTTGCTTTGAGCATTATTCTATAACCTCTGCGGTGCTGTCGGAGGTCATTTTCTTAGCCGTTTCCTCGTCCTCACCATACCATTTCATTCGGTATTCCCACAGTGGCATAATGCCCATAGAAACGTCCTGACGATCGCTTGCACGCTTTGTTTCATCATCTGCAAGGATGCTGTCCTCGAAGTTCACAGACAGCTCATAACCGCTTTGAGTAAGCCCATTATAAAACGCCAGCGAATAGCACAGGTCTTCAAGGCAGACACGGAGGTTATTCTGTATCGCCGTGACAGTATCAAACTTTCTCTGCTTTGAGGACTTTATCTCTGTGGCTGTCTTATCAATTGTCTGTGGGTTTGAGATATCCCCATAGGACAGCCCCACAGAAAATTCTATCTCACGCTTGTATTCTTCAAGTCCTGCGATAAAATCAGCCTGTCTTAACTGCGGTGAGAACTCGTGATAAAAGTCACCGCTCGTGCCAGCCGACACATTTACCCCTCTGAAAAGCCGTTCATTGAGCTTTGGCATTTCTGCACGCTTCTTACCTGTGAACGGGTCTGTCACAGGTCTTAGCACAGCCTCGTCAACGTCTATGGCACGCTCCCCAGATTCAAACTCCCAATCGAGCCTGCCAAACTGGATATCAGCTTTTCTTATGACTTCTTCCGCCCCTGCGAACACTGATACGCCTGAATGTGAACCGTCAACTGTATTGTCGATAGGGTTGACATAATAGCCGAAAGAGGGTCGCAGCATAAGGGGATAGGCCACCTGAGGGATAAGCTCTGCCCACTCTGCAACAGCCGTGAGAGGTATCTCAGCCCCGAGAGATATGCCGTCATTGGAGCGAAAAGCCCTGTTTGTGATAGTCAGCCCTTTTTCATAGTCCAGAGCGTGATATTCAAGCCTTATGCGGTAATCATTATCGCCCATGCGTTTTATCTCAGGGAAAATGACCTTTATAAGCCTGCCGTTCACGTCATACTCCACAGGAATGAACTGCGACTGCGGAACATACTGCACCTTATCAGTACCCAGCGGCTTTATTATCATTGCTCCTGTTGCAAGACCTCTTTGCAGATTTTTGTTGAGGTTTTCAAGGGCGTTTTTCATTATGGCATCAAGCTTATCGTTGGAAACTTTCAGGGTCATTTCATTGATAGCCGTGTTTGCAAACTCCCTCACAACAGCGTGTTCAAGCCGCAGAGAGTGAACTCCCTTGGGTGCTGCATTGCCTGCATACATTCTGTCCCACTTGTCGATAGCTCTTATCATACTGTCCGTCACGGCGATATCAATACCGTAAACGCCCTTTATATCTGACTTTGAAAGCATTCTGCTTATCCACTCCCTTATTTTTGAAATAATGCCCATAGCTTACTGACCCCGCCTTTTCCATACTCTTTCCATTGCATACCGAACGGCGTCGATAACGTGGTCATTGCCGTCAGGATAGCCGCTTATAACATTGCCCTCTTTATCCCTGTCATACTCGCAGTTGATGAACTCCTCGCAAGCCACAGGACAACGCTTGTTATCTATAACGATACTTCGCAGAGATTGCAGCCACTTATATGAATACTCCCTGCTGTTAGGACCTTTCTCTGCGCCTCTCGCAAGCAAGCCGTATGCTCTGTAATCCTCAACAGACTTATTCTCTGCACTGTCGCAGGTGATAAGGTCATTTGCCGTGATACCAAGCTCCAGCAAATGCTTTGCGGTATCAACATTCTTTGTTTTGTTGCAGGTGTACTCCTGCCATATGAACAGCGTGTGCTGAGCAGGAGCGTAATGCACTCTGACAAAAGCGTAAAGGTCGGGATACCAGCCCCAGTCAACGCCGTTATAGATGTTATCGAACTGTGCTATCTCGTCGTCGGTTATCTCTCTTATGAGGACGTTGTCGAAGACATTGCCACCTGTGCCGTTTGCAACGCCCATATACTCGTTCTCATAGGCAGTGGGATTGGTTTCTTTGAGAAATTCGGCGTCATCAAGAAAAGGCTTGCCAAGCCACTTTTTCGGCACAGTAAGATAAGTGCTTTCGGTAACGAGTCTGTCCGTTCTCGGCACTTTGATGTACTTATTCGCCCAGTTCTGAGCCGACTTCGGAGGGTTGAAAGACTTGAACTTATATGCTCTCTCGCCGCCTCTTATAACAGACTGTTCTATCGTTCGCACAGCTTCTTCACCGCCGAACTGGTCAAGCTCCTCAAACCACACGATGCCGATATAGCCAAAAGGCGGCTTGATAGACTTTATCTTGTGCGGGTCATCGGCACCACGAAAGTATATTTTCTGCCCTGTTGAAATGCGTGTGATCTCAAGGGGCGACTTTGTGCAGGCAAACTCATCATCAAGACCAAGTGCAGATATTGCCCAGAGTATCTGAGAATAAACGCTGTCTTTAAGAGTATTCGCCACAGCACGCAGGACGCAGGCGTGCATATTCTCGTTCTTCATCAGCAGGTCGATAACGTTCAGACCGCAGAATGAAGATTTAGTCGAGCCACGTCCGCCAGGGAAAACATACTCAGAATGTTCCTGCTCTGCAATATCGAACAGGACAGGCGAGAACGTAGGAGCGACAAGGCTCGCAGGGATACCGCTGTACGCCTTATCAGGCATAGAAACAGGCTCAAGCTTTTGTTTTTCAAGCCTGAGCCTTGCGTTATCGTATTTTATCTTATGTTTGAGCATATCGTCATCACGGATAATGTCACGCAGCTCTTTCACCGCCGCAACGTCCCCTTGCTTAGCCCTTGCCATAAGAGCCGCATTCACAAGAAGCATATTGTTTATGAAGTCGGGGTCAAGGCTGTTAAGGTCAATGCCCTGCTCCACTAGAAACTCATAGTCTGCTCTGGTATTGGCAGGCTGTTCAAGCAGGAAGTCCATTACCTGCTTCATAGTCTTTTTACGCCTGCGGACTTCGCCTGATTTTTTACCGCCTTTCGAGCCGTTTTTTCGAGCTTCACTCGAGCTTGGAACTATTAAATTCTGTTCATTCGGCATTCACCTCACCTCGGTTTTTTGTTGTTTTGGGATATAAAAAGAACTGCCACATTGTTGTAGCAGTTCAAAAAATGATATTAAGCCTCCAAATAACGATTAAGGATATCACAGTTATCAGTACCGCCCTTAGCAGAACACCACGCCAAAACATTCTCGCAATATGCACGAGGAAAGCTTCCTTTCCTAAAATCGCAAAGTGAATTATCAACGTCATATGGAGTAACCCACTCTTCCTTAGCAAATGGGCAGTCACGCACATCATCCCAATTGATAACTGGATAGCTATATCTTGCTAACGAATCCATTAAATAACCCCCTTTCTGTTTATTAACAATGAATATTTTGTATAATTACATAGGCATCACCTCTTTAGTTGTTATTATACACGATTTATAACATTTTTTCAATTGGTTAACTGACTAAACTTTTAATTTCTTTGTAGAAAATGTTTGTGTATAATTTTAACAAAATAATAATGATAAACTGCCTACAAACTATAAAAATATTGTACTCACACTTTTTAGACAACACAAAAGACACCCCCTTCGGAGTGCCTCTCACAAATATATTATAAGGAGTTAAGTAAATGTTGGAGCAGATGTTGAGCTGGCTCGCTCTCAACCTGCATACGGAGCTTTCGCCCCGTCGGACTTTTTTATGGAGGTCCGCAAAGAAACTTTTGCCGTTATGGCATATTATCATTATACTCTTTTGACAGGGGTGATACAAGGGCTTTTTCGGGTGTCTGATAAAATTTCTTGAACATTTTTATCGCATTCGGACCAAGCACCTTGCGAGTATAATTTGCCTCACGGTCAAGAGCCTCAGCTGTTCGTTCCCATGACATTCCGTTTATGTATTTGTTGATTATCAACGCCGCAAGTCTGCTGTCAGGCATATTGTCCGTGATACACAATACATTGTATGACATCTGTTCGTAACTTTTGCAAAGCTTTTCAAGCTCCGTCTTATAGTCCGCTATCATCACAACGCTGTCTTCTATCTTTCTTGACGTGCCTCCTGTAAAGCTGGGCGGTATATCGGAGCTTTGCGGCGATGTACTCTCAGCCCTTGCATAGCATTTTTCTATGGCACGCCTTATCGCCGATATACGCTTGTCTATATCCACCAGCTTGTTCAAATATTCTTCTGCTGTCAACCTTTATCCCTCCTCGATCATTCTTCCGCAAACAGGGCAGAACTCAAAGCGGACTTCCTTGCCGTCTGCACCAAGCTTTTCGCTCCACTCTGTCACTCCATTGCAGTATTCACAGCCTGCATATTCGGGTATGTTTACGCCGTTATGTTCTGCAAGCCCCTCGTCGCAGAGTATCAATTCAAGTGCCTGCAATGCGTATACGAGCTTTTCTTCCCTGTCCTGCGTTTTGTTTATCTTCCAGACCGTTGTCTGCCCTCTGCGGATATTCTCCTGCATTATGCAGGCTTGTCTGAAAAACCTGCCGTTTCGCTCTTTGCTGTGAAGATATTCCCGCTTGTATTCCGCCTGCTTGTCCTCGCATATCTCTTTTGACCACCCCTCATGCCTGTTCTTGTAGCCAAGTCTTGATAACTGCGAGAAATACTTATATTCCTCAGCAGGATACTCGTCATAGATGAGCCTGCCGTCTATTGCCATGTCTTCATATCTTGCGAACTCTTCTTGTGACATTCTTTTGAAATCTATCTTTATAGTTGATACCCCCTTTTGTGGAGGGTTGTGGAGGGTTTTCGCTGTTTTTCAAGAACTCTTTCTTTATATATATTCTTTTTTATTTTCTAATACGAAAGGTTAAGAAAACCCCTCAACCTATCCACAACCCTCCACGCTTACAGATACTTACACTTGCTCGTCAAGGGTTATACCTGAATAATAATTGCACCCTCTGCCTTTTACTTTTTCAAAGCGTTTTGCAAGCTCCATACCGAACTTTGTTGAACTCATACGATATTCATTGTTCTGCTCAGCCCAGTTAAGATATGCCGCAAAGAGCTGACTTGACTTAACGCTCAGACCCTTGCCTACAGTACACTTATCCTCAACAAATGCAGAGATAACGTCCATTTCACGGCGGTACTCCCTCACTTCTTCAAGGACGGCACGAGGCATTTTAAGCCCCTCTTTCTGCCACAGCAGACAGCCCTCGACCGCCCAGCGGAATATGCCCGTAAGCTCCGCCGACAGCTTGTATTTCAGCCTGCGGTCTATCTTTTCTTCGGGGATCTGCACAGTGAAGGGTATCATATGTATCCTGCGCCATATGCCCGTATCCGTTCCTCTGATGACAGGCTTATGGTTTGTCGCCATCCAAAGTTTGAACTCAGGTTTGAACTCGAACTCGTCGCCGTAAAGCTTTCTTGCCGTAACAGTATCGTCGCCTGTAAGCTGTTTGAGCAGACCCTCGTTGATACGAACGCCCTCGTTAGGCTCAACTGAGGTCACCAGCCTTGCGCCTTTGAGCCTTGCAATATCGCTGTTTATGGCGGTGCTTTGATTTGAACGCACCATAATAGTTTCAGGCTGGATATTTGCCGCATAGTCTCCGAAAATATCCCTTATGATATCAATGAAAGTTGACTTGCCGTTTCGTCCTGTTCCGTAAAGAAAGAACGCACATTGTTCGGTGGTCGAGCCTGTCAGGGAATATCCCACAGCTTTCTGAACGTATCTGATAAGGTCTTTATCCTTTCTGAAAATGTCGTCAAGAAAGGCAAGCCAGCGAGGGCAATCGGCATTCTCTGAATACTCAACGGCTGTCATTTTCGTCAGATATGTCATAGGGTCGTGAGGAGATATGCCGCCGCTTCGCAGGTCGATAACTCCCCCAGGTGTATTGAGAACAGTTTTAAATCTGTCCATTTGAGCAGGCAGAACAGGAACGTGGTGCATGACCTCGCTTAGCATGGCGTTCTTTGATTTGTTAGAACGACAGGACTTCATATGCTTTTCAAAGGCTTTCGCCATATCCGTTCCCTCGTCTGCGTCAAGCTGAGCGTACACTTTTGCCTCTGCCGCCATGCAAGCCACAGCCTTATCAGCAAGACGTTTAACTGTGCCTGTCATATCGGTACACCACTTTCTGCCGTCATACCAAAGCCAGCGTTTGTCTGTATAACAGTATCTCACCTGCTCGCCAAAAAGGTCAACAAAGCGTTCTGCGTTGCCCGTATCGTCAAATGAATAAAGTCTTGGCTTGGTTTCTTCCTGCTCCACAGCACCCACAGAAATCGGCTCAGAGGGCGACTTGAAGTTAAGAGAAAATCCCCCTGCAAACTTTGGCGAATAGGTCTTGTCGCAATCTGCAATGGCTTTCTGAATGGTCAGTGCGCCATAGGTCGAACCGCTTTGCACCCTGTCCCACTTTTCACGCATAAGACCTGAGGAGCGGAATATCATATCCATTTTCTCTGCGTCACAGCCTGTCCAGAACGCAAGCATTGAACAAAACGCCATATCAGCCTCAGACTGAGAGGTATATCCTGCGGTTCTTCCACTGTAGAGGGACACGAACTTTCCGCCGTTCTTTGCTCCTGCCGCCGCTTTGATTATCTGGTCTGCGGTGTCAAGTCTGACAGCAGGAACAGCCTTTGCCACAGGTTCGTGACCGCCTCCTATATACTTTTCGTGCAATGGCTTTATGCTGTCGGAACACTCTGCGATACCATCATATTCTGAGCAGGAGTTGCCGGTCATAACGAAAAATCTGCCGTCCTCATACATCTCAACTGAGCCTTTACGTCTGCCACGCTTCGGGAGCGTTCCTCTGCATATGATATGTATGCCCTTGCCCGATTGAGATATCTCAGTATAGCTTTGCAGGGTGGAGATAAATTCAGATATGATGTTGCCGTTCTCTCCCCTCTGGTATGCCTCAAGCTCCTCCTCTTTGCCGTCAATGTCAACACCGAAATATGGACAGCCACCGAACATAAATCCTATGCCCGAATGTTTTTCTGAGGCTCTCACAGCCGTATCGAAATCGCACCAAGTAGAGGGGTTATTTGACATAGCCCCTCCGCCTGTAAGTGCGTTTATCGGCACTTTCTTTATCTTCCCTCTCTTTTCATCTGGCACAGCGTCCCAGCATATCCAGTTTGGCAGGGCTTTAAGCTCCTGCGGTATTTGTTCGTACATATATCCAACTCCTAACATAAATTTTGAAAAGTCAAAGCCTTTCACTTATCCCCGAAAAACGTCCAAAAAGTTGCATTAAAAATGCAACAATTGCAGAAATGTTGCCAAATTAAAACATAAATCATTTGTTTGCACAAAATATCGTCTGCGTTTTTATGCAAAAGCACTATGACTTTTCGCTTTTCTCAGAAATCAGAACGGCACGCCGTCATCTGTAAGCACGTCCTCAAAATCTTCAAGCGAGCCTATGGCGCTGTCAACCTGCGTATTTGTCTTAGGCGCAAAGCCCGTCTGCTTAGTCGCAAAGCTGTCCGCCTTCGGTGCAGAGGATTTAAACTTATGCTTGCACTCAGGATACTTTGTAGGGTTGACAAAATTAATGCGTTCCTGCTCCTTGCCGTTCCATTCCTCGTGTGTGAGATCTACCCTTATGCACTTGTTCAGCAGGTCGGTGCAGTATGCTTTAAGGCTGTCATACTCCTTGCCGTCGGGAAGCTTAGCCGCCTTGCCCATTGCCATAAGCTGAGCAAAGTTGTAGCCCTCCACCTGCATATCGTTCTCGTTAGGTTCATGCTTTTTCCATATGGTGTGAAACAGGCAGGAGTTGCCGTATTTCTGTCCCTGCACGTCATTTCTGATGACGAGAGTGAAGTTAAGACCCATAGAGCCTTTCTTTGTTGTGCGTTCCTCGATAGCGGTTATGATGCACTCGTAATCGCCCTCAGGCTTTAATCCGTTCTGAAATGCCTCTGATTGATTTGACTTAAATCCCATTTTTTATTCCCCCGTTAGTAAATTTACTGCGTCCTCTGCTGATCGGCATATGCCTGCCAATGCTCCGCACTCACGCATTTTTGTTATAAAATTCTTCTGCTCGGGACGAACTCGTCCCGACTTTGTTTTGACTTCGATAAAGACAGCTCTGCCGTCCTTATGCCTTACGCCGAACAGGTCTGAAAAACCTTTCGGCACTCCTGTGGTGAAATATCTGCCGTCAACTGTCCTGCTCTCGCCCACGTTCACACGAAAGACAGTGCAGTAGGGCGATACCGCACAGCGTATCTCGTTTTGTATCCTATGTTCTTCCGTCAACCTATAAGCCCCCTTTGCCTTGCCTGATAATACGCCCAGCCTGATTTGTAGCCGTGACTTTTCGCATACTGCAAAAGTTCGGGATAGGTATGACAATCGGCAGGACTTGAAAAGTCAAGCTTAAATCCCTCCACCTTTACAAGCCCAACGCTGCTGTCAGTTTCAAGCTTTCTCTCGGCTGAGGGAAACTCATATCCGCAGTGAGGACAGCATACTTTCACGCCCGCATGGGGAGCAGAGAAAGTATAGAAACATTCGGGGCATTGTTTCACCTTGTCGCTCTGCTCCTGCTTTTTATGCTGAGTTTTCGGCTTTTTCTCCAAGCTCCACTCCCTGTCATCGTCAGGCATACCAAACCTTGCATAGTTGCCAACGTGGTCGATTATGACGGCTCTTTTGTTAGGTCTATACCGCATACATCTCATAGCCTGCTGAATGTAAAGAGTAAGGCTCTTGGTGGGGCGCAGGAGTATGGCACACTCGCAGTCAGGAACGTCAAAGCCCTCGGAGATAAGGTCAACGTTGCACAGCACCGATATATCTCCCCTGCGGAAAGCTGAGATAATGCTGTCACGTTCTGCCTTTGGGGTCGAGCCGTCGATATGAGCCGCCTTTATGCCGTTTTCATTAAACACATCTGCCGTTCGCTGAGAATGTCTGACGGAAGCACAGTAGCATACCGCTTTTTTGCCATTTGCTAACTGTTTGTAATACTTTATGACGTCACCAAAAACAGTGTTTTTCACCATAGCTTTCTCTATCTCCGCCGCCATATATTCACCGTGAGAAACGTGAAGCCCTGTAAGGTCGGCAACGTCAGGAGCATAGTAGTCATAAGGTGCAAGACAGTTGTTATCAATAAGCCATTTTGCGGATACGCCAATGATAAGCTTGTCGTTCACGTCACCAAGCCCGTCACCATTAAGGCGAACAGGAGTCGCTGTAACGCCCACTCTCGGCACGTCTGAAAAGTATTCGTATATGCGTTTGTAGGACTGAGCAAGGCTGTGATGATTTTCGTCAGTTATGATAAGGGCAGGTCTGGCAAGCTTTTTAAGCCGTCTTGTAATAGTCTGCACCATACCAACCTCGCAGAGTTTCATATCAACGCCCCAGCGGATAAAGGTCTTTTTTATCTGCTCCACAAGCTCACGTCTGTGGACGAGAAAAAGCACTCTCTTGCCGTTAAAGGTCGTTCGCCTTGCCATTTCAGCCACAATGCAGGACTTTCCTCCACCGCAGGGCAGGACTATGCAGGGTGCTTTATACCCTGCACGCCAAGCCTGCCTTACCTGCTCCACCAGCTCATTCTGATACGCTCTCAGCTTCATTGGACTTCGCCGCCTTTACCCTTTTCAGAACGCATTTCATGCAAAGCTGTTTGCCGTAATTCTTCATCGAGCCGTCTATTATCTGCTGAACTGTACGCTTGCCGTCTGACATTATCGTCTTTCCACACTCTGAGCAGATATGTTCGTCTGCAAGATGATAGTATGTCCTCAGTGCTTCATCAACAAGTTTCAGATCGTTGCTTATGTACATACTGTCGAACAGCCCGATAGGACTTTTGCAGGTGTCAGTGCCGTCCGTCTGAGTGGCGAAAAGGTACTTGCCGTCAACCACAACAGTTTTAAGCACAGTTGTGAACATACCCTCGACAGTTATCTTCTCATCAAGCAGCTTGCCGATAGTTTTAGCTTTCTGCCTGCCGTCCTCGCCTGTATCAAGGTGATTGAGAAAATATACGATAACGTCCTCCGGAAGCATTTCAACGCTTCTCACAAGCTCCCAGAAATTCTTTGCAATGTCAGTAAACTTCTGATAGCCCGTTTCCTTTGCACGGCGCATAAACTCGTTCACCATAAGATACTGACTGTCGTCAACGGCTATGGACTTTGCCGTCTGAGATTTCATAAAGCGTTCTATCTCACCGTAATTGTCGGTATGTATCGTTGACTTAAACTGTGTGCGAAACGGAAGCTGTTTTCCGTTCACGTTCACAAGAGCAAGCTCGTCCTCTTTGAAATTTCTCAGGGAAGCAGATTTGCCGCTTCCTGAAAAGCCTAATACAAGTATCGCAAGTCCCATTCTCTTTTCCTCCTTATCTTATGGTCAGTCCCGGTCTGCGGACAACTGCCGCATAAGGGATCTCTCTGCCTGCCTCGATAGCCGCCTTGACAGCCGTCTTGCTTATGTCAGGATCTTTGTATTTCAGCAGGCTGTCATCATTGACCTTTGCCCACTCCACAAAGGCTTTCGGGTCTGTTATCTCGGTGCTTTCCCTGCCCTTTGTTATGCTTATCTTAGCCATAACGCCCTCTATTTTGTTAAGGTTGACCCTCTGCATACTGTTCATAAGATAAGCTTTAAGGCTCTCTGCCTGCTTGACCTTCTGCTCACGTCTTGCTTTGAGGGCTTTCTCCTCTGCTTCAAGCATTTTCGCCTCGCTGTTCAGCACCTTGACATAAGCCGCAACGTTCTCCGCCTTGTCCGTAAACTCAGCCTCAACGCATTCAAGGGTATCAAACCACACCTTTTCAGCCTCAGCCTTTTCCTCTGCCGTAAGCTCGGCATTTTCCGTCATATCCTCAAGGCTGTCAAAAAGCCTCTGAAAATCGTTTGTAAGCTCATAAAGTTTCATTTTTATACCTCCAGTTTTGAATTGATTATATCCGCAAGCTGTCTTGCTTTCTGTGTGAAAAGTCCATAATTGTCGCTGTCATTATGCTCGTTCACAAAGCCCACGAGCCTTGTTACGCTGTCAACAGCGGTGGAAAGATAAGCCTTGAATATGGCTTTATCGTCCTGCACGGGGGCGGTATCCGCCTTCCCCGAAAGCTTTTTCTCATACTCCGCCTTAGTTCTGTCAAGCTCTGCACGAAGCTGTGAAAGCTTGTCCTGCTTATCCTTTTCAGCCTGCTCAGCTTTCTGCAAAAGCTCTCTGCGGTCTTTCAGGCTGTCTTCTTCAAGCTTTGAATATTTTTCCGACCAGTCAAGGTCAACACGCCGCATAGCGTCTTTAAGGTTTGCCACCTCTTTGCTGTCCGTTTCCACAGCCACCTCGATAGGACGGCTCTCAAGGTCCTTTATCTCGGCTTCAAGCTGTGTTACCTTATTTTTCATTTCAAGCACCTTTTTATCTGCTATAAAGACCTGATGGCTTGCCTCTGCATTTGACTCCATGGCTCTGTCACGCTCGTTCTGCAAAATATCTATTTTTGCTTTGAGCTCCTTGACAGTAGTGCTTTCAAGGTCGATATTTTCCGCAAGCTCTGTTCGCTCTTCATCGGAAAGCTTAGCAAGAAGTGTCAGCTTTTTAACTCCGATTTGTAAACTCGAGTTTACAAAATCCTGCGGTAATTTTTCAGCCACTCTAATGTAATTGTACACGTTCATTCTTGAAAAGCCTGTTTCCTGCTCGCAATACTCTCCAAAATCGGAGTACCCAAGCTCCTTGTAAAGCCTGCTGTCCCTCATTTCCTTAAAGCCCATACACATATCGTAAAGGCTCTGCTGTGCAAGCTGAGCTGAGGTCTTTATCCTGCGGTCAAGCTCAGCCGCCTTGATATATTCTGCCGATAGTTCGTTCATGCTGTTTTACGCTCCTTTCGTTTCTCAGCGAACACCCTGTCAAGATACCGCTGATACTTCTGTTCAAAGTCCTTTATCTCCTGCGGTTTGTCCTCACCGCCGTTTTGTACCACGTTGTTCCTATACCCTCTGCACTGCACAATACCGCCGTATTGACTAACTTCCACAGTATAGTAAGGCTTGTTAGGCTTGGAAACTTTTCTCAGAAACATTATACTTAGCTTTCCCATAGCATGGCGTTCTGCATATCCGCCCACACAATGGGAAAGTATCCTGCCCTCGTCCTCTATCTCTTTCACACTGTGTGGCTGTCTGATAAGCAAGCCGTCTGCCGAAAATTCAAGGCAGACACGCTCTGCAAGCCTTTTTGTGAAGTTCTGCGAAACAAGCTCGTCATGCTCATAGTTGATGATCTGAGTGAGTCTGTTGTGCATTGTCCAGAAATCGTGTGGCAATGCTATCATTGTATCGTGAATGTTATACTCCAGCGTTTCACACTGCTTCAGATAGTCGCTGTAATCAAGAGGTGCCATTTTCTGCTCGTGTATGTATCGTGCCACCCTTTGCGGTGTAAGACCTGTTATCCTCACAAGACGTTCAAGAGTGCCGTGTTCGTTCTTAAAGACCTTTGCTATATTCAGTAAATCTTCTGGTCTGAGTTTTGGATATTCCTCACGATAGTCAAGGTACTGCTCCCACAGATGTTCGCTGCCTTTGAGTGTCTTGAACTCCGTCTTGTTCAGTCCGAGCATTTTCAGCAGGTCATTACTTTTCCAGTTCACACGCTGAGAGAGTAGGAACTTTTCCTGATATCCCCACCAACCTGTGTATCTCACGCTTGTTACGTCATAGCCTTGTTTCATAAGATACTCAAGATTAGGGTGCTTGCAATATGCGTGAAGATAGCTCATCAGCATATTGCCGTGATAATGCTGATGTTGACTGTAACGCATATCCGACTTGTCTATGGCTTTGATGTTCAGTACCGAGTAGGAATTATCATAGTTATATCCCATACAGCACTTGCAAAAGACAGGCTCACGGAAGTCATTACGCACAGACCAGTTAATGCCGTTATCACTGCCGTATCTCACCGAGCCGTCACGGGCAAACACATACCGCTGTCTTTCCACAAGGTCACCCTTTGAGTATCGGTGAAAGCAACGTGCAAAAAGCTCAGCACCCCTTGTGAGGAACACCACATAATTCTTAGCACCTCTGCCTTTCATCTTATCCATAAGCTCTTTATCCACCGCAGGAAAGCAGTAGATAAGAGCCTCTTTTCTTGTCTTTTTCATACTACTGCCTCAGAAGTCAAGCAAGCTGTCAAGGGATAGGCTGACAGGCGGTTTTGCTGTTTCTTCGCTGTCCGAGCCGTCACCCAGGTCGATAGTCATATTGAAATGAACGTCTGCACCCTTGAAGTAAAAGCTTACAGCTCTGCGGTAGACCTCAATATCCGAAATACTTTCCCTTACACCCTTAACAGCGTTTTCCGCACACTCATCGAAAGTTCTGTCCGTTTGCAGGACCGCCTGAGCGAACTCCTCGTTCTGCTCACAGAAAGTTTTGAGAGCCTCAAGAGTAGGCTTTGCAACCGCCTGCGCATACTTGCCAAGCTTTGCAACGGACAACTCCTGCGACAGCTTGTCCTGAGCTTTCTTTGCGTTAATGTTCATTGCCGTCACAGCCTTTTTGCACACTACTCATCCACGCACTGGCACAGCAGATGTCCTTGTATGTCTCGCCGAGTTCAAAAGCCTTCTTCTCATGCGGCTCCATTTCTTGACGCAGTGCCAAAAGGGTTGACATAGCACTTGCGAGCACTTGACATATATCCGATTTTGTGCTATCATCAATTTGTATGTTATCGGTATCTTTTGATACCACCTCCGAGCTTGTGCCTGTTGCCGCAGGTGCAGGCTCGTTTTTTGTGTTGTTCACTATGTATCGTGTGAAAGTTTCAATGCAACCCTCAATTTCCAAAGTTGCGAAAAATGGGCAGTTATCGCAGTCAGCATTTGTCGCACAATGTTTCGCCGCATTTATGATATCTTCGTTTGTAAATTCCTTATTCATCTTTATTCCTCCCTTATCGGCTGTACGCTCATATACTGCTTGCCGTCATAGTCCATCTTCTTCACAGGTTCAATCCCTTTCTCACGGAGCGACCTCGCGGCATCGCCAAGCCCTCTGTCGAAGTCCTCACGGATCTTGTAGAACGCACATCTGCGACAGTAGTCCTTCGTTGGCGTTACTGTCAGTGCACCGCACTCGCCAGGATTGACATTTGAACGGAACACGCAAAGGCTTACCGCCCCGCTGCCATTGTCAAGGGGCTTGTCCCTCTTAAATACCTCTCTCATCACTATCATCGTTTTCGTCCTCCTCGTTTTCAAAACGTTTCTCCCAGTGCCTATCCACCACGCTCAGCACAATATACATCACTACATCTATCCCTGCAAGCACGGCTACTGTTATCAGCAGTATTCCTACAATGTTCATTACCACTTTCCTTTCATTTCAACTTCGACCTTGACTATGGGTCTGCCTGCTTCTCTCACTGCACGCTTAATGCTTTCCTCTGCTTCCTCGTAGGCAGTTTCTTTTACGCTTACATACCACCTGTATGCTACATACATTGCAAGCACCACCACGAGCGCTACCGCTGCGGCACATCTGATTATCTCTAGTACGGCTATCATTTTCTCACGTCCTTTCCGTAAAGCGTGCGGAGTTTTTTAAGCCTTTTCTCGAAGTTGTCGATATCAATGCCCCACACCTCGTAGGCTATCTCGGTATTGACCGAGTGCGGCAGCCATGACGTCACGCCACGCTTTGCCATTTCTTCCTTAACAGCTTTCTTGATCTTGATAGTCTGCGTTTCACCTGTGCCGAACAGCTCCTTGATATCCGCATTGGTTATTTCGGGTTTTTCATAGTACAGCCGCACTGCCATTTCAATGTCAGGTGACCTCATTTTTATTCCTCCTCGTTTTATATTTTGTTGCTGTTGGGTAGTATTATTGTCCGTCATCGTCTGTCAGCTCAAAAAGCAGCTTGCCTGTCAAAGACCAATACTGCGTGACCTCTCGATATGGGTCATTTTCTTTTCCTGAGCCTTTAAGTGCTTTTGTGACAATGACCTGTCTTGTCATTGCACTGTCGCAGCCCCTCAATTCAATGTTGTTTGTCATTGGTTCACCTTCTTTTTCTGTCTTATTACTGTTGATTTTGTACTTACCGTTGCTGTACACGATCTCTACACCGAGTACATCTG